TGAAGTATTACCTAGAGGACTCGATTTTGTTGTATTTTCAATGGGAGTTAACGCAGGCCCAGGAAGAAGCGTTAAACTTCTTCAGTCCGCTATTGGCTGCGTACCTGACGGAGTTATCGGCCCAAGGACAAGAGAACTTATTTCATCCAGCAATGGCGCAGATATTATCAAGAAATTCTCTACCGCTAGGCGTGAATACTATCAGTCATTAAAAACCTTTCCCATATTTGGAAAAGGTTGGTTGTTAAGAGTTGATAGAGAAGAACAAGAAGCCTTAGAGATGTGTAAAAACGGCTAACGAATTCTAGCCACTTTAGCTTTTTTCATTACTAATTCGTATTCTTTTTTAGCCTGGTCATCTAGTTTGCGTAATGGCAATTCTTGGTAATACTTCCATTTAGCTAAATATTCTGGCAATTCAGATGGCGGAATCCAGCCATTTAAACGCCAACGAACAGTAATGTCTGTGCCTACAGGTGTGTATATGTATTCGTTATTCATTATTTACCCTCCATGTAAATCAAGACAACAATCAAAATCATTACTGACCAAGCTATAAATCCACTAAAAGCTAAAAAACTTATAAATAGTGTCATTTCTCTTGTGCCTTTCTTAATAGCATTGCGAACCTAATTTAACTGCGTAATACAAACCAGTCACAATGCTAATTTGCGTAATTAAAATAAATGCAATAGGCAAATAACAATTTTTAATATCTTCTTTTAAGTAGTAATTCATTTCTCTTGTGCCTTTCTTAGTATTGCTAATTCAGCTTGCATTTCTGCTAACTTATCGCATGGTACTAATACTGTGTTGCGTGGTCTTTCGTATTGATGGGTATAAACTGGAATAGCATCAACTTTGTGAAAAATTGCGTGTTTTTTGGACAATTTTTCATCAATAAAAAACTCTGTGTCATTTTCTACTGTTACCATCCACGCTACTGGTTCATTGTTCAATTTCTGCCTTCCAAGTCTGCCAAATCAATTCTTAGTTGGGCCTCTTTCTTTTCTTGGTCAATGTATTGGCGCAATACGCTGATAATGCCAGCTTCCACTAATACGCCAAGACCTTCAGCGTCAAAATGAACTTTAGCATCTGCTGAACCATCTTTATTTTCTTTAACTATTTCTATTTTAATTTGCATAACTCTGCCATCTCCTCTTTCATTTTGACTGATTTAAGGTAATTTTTTAAAGCCTTATCATCTTCTTTAAAAATTTTATTAAACATGTGATGCGTAGGTTGCCTTAAAGTATGTTCATGAAATGTGCCGTGCAGCACATAATAACTAAATGCCCTGCACGCCCATTCATATTCTTTACAATCTTTTGCGTGGTCGCATTTGTCGCATGGCGATTTTTCTGCAAAAATGTTATATAAATTTAAACTCATTAATACTGTGACAACTTGCTAAACATAACCCTACCTTGTTGATTTTTATAAGCAAAAGTAGTAAATGCTTCAGGCGATTCATTGTGTAATTCAAACAAAACTTCATCAATTTTTCTTGTTGTGGAATCAACATGGTAATCTGTAATTTTGTCCCGCAAATCGCCATATACACCGCTTGACGCTGCTTTTAAACGATTTTGTTGCTCTATTGTTAATTTAATGTTCATACATTTTCCTCTACAAGTTTTTGAAATTTATCCCAGTCTAAAGAAATAATCATCTCTAGAACGCTAATATCTGTATCAGCAATACGCACATTTTCAATTTCTATATCGCCTGTGTAGCCAATGTCATCTTCTGGCTTAATCATGTAAAAATCTACATCTAATAATGTATCGCCTAATGTTACCGAAGTAGTTTGTAAGTCCATTTTGTTTCCCCTTAAAAATTAAGCAGCTTGTAAAATTTTATCTACCACATAAAAATCGCCAGTAATAGTATGAAACGGGCTTGCTCTATCTGTGTCAAAACCTTCAAAATACCTGCCTGATTTTAATAAGCCGCCATTATTTGCGTAACCTAAAGCGTCACAAATATCAAAATAGCAGTTATATGTAACTTGACCAACTAATTTACCAAATTGGTCAAACAACGGCGCATGAGTGCTGAAATAATAACCAGGCTCTTTAATAAAGCCACCATGAGATAAAACAGTAATAGCTTCTTTAAGTTTGTAAGTATTCATTTGTTTCCCCTTGTTAAGCAGCGTTATTGCTGCGTTAAAAGTAATTTAACTCAGCTTTTAGGGTAAAAACTTGACCTAGGTCAAGAAAATGAAAAATAGTTTTATTATTTTTTGCTTGTTGCAGAAAAGCAACGGGCTGTATTTGGCAGTTGCTATCAATGGGTTTGAAAGCCGCAAAATTACCCAATTACTGCATCCTACATTGGCGGCTTAACGCCCAGAATAAGGTGAGGCGACAGAACACTCCGTGATGTGTATGGTCTGGCAAGGGGAAAGCCAGTCTGCCGCCTCAAAGTCTAGTTTAAACCAGTTTTTAATTTATAGACGCTTAACAAGTGCAAAAATATCTCGTAGTTATCTCTAACATCTTGCTCACTATGTTCACAGATTGATACTTCACCAGTAGTGCCATTAATATATACATTGGCGCAGCGTGCCATAGGGGCTAGGACTTCTCTGTAGGCTGCAAGCTGCATAATGTGTTCGCCAAATGGTTTAATGTCACCAGGCGTCTTTTCGGTGGTTTTAAAATCAATTACTACGCCAGCAAAATCATGTTTTGGTTTTGCATATAAATCGCATTTGCCACCATAGCCCTCTTGATTAACTAGGCTTTGCTCTGCAATCCATAATTGAGTGCCAAAATGCGCTGTAATAGCATCATCTACTATGCGTACATAAGCAGGCATTTCAGGCAAATATTCTTGATTATAAAAAGACTCTAAAAAGTCATGTATAAGACTGCCTCTATCTGCCGCTTCTCTAGATTTAGCTTTTGCTAAATACAGAACTCTATCAACATATTCTTTTTCAGACTCTTGTAATCCTCTAGGATTGTCTGCTGCTGCAAGTAATGCTTGTGTTTGTTTCCATGTATCAAGGCCTGGCTTTGATAATTGTCCGATAATTGTTGTAACGCTTGGCACAAGTGTGCCTGGTGCTGCTTTGGCATCTCTGAGTGTGGTGCTTCTTTCTTTGCCGTTTTTGCCAATGGTTGTATAGCGTGGCTGCCCGGTTTGGGCGCAATACCAATGCTCTGACATAAATTTCCCCTTATTTGTAGCATTAATTACACATTTTTAAAATTGCTTCTCTTTCAGTAGGGTCTGTGACCTTATCTGCTGCTACTTGAATAACTGTATTAATGACGCTAATTAAACCTTCAGTAGTCATAAAAAGTAATTGCCTTGTTTCATCAACATGAAAATCCTCATTATGAATTCCTTTAATATGTTGCTGAATAGCGTCATTAATAACAGTTTTCATAATATTCCTATCTGCAAATAGTAACCCATTGGCAGCCACCGCCACCGCAAACATACTGTTGCCAGCAATTAGCCATTTGGCCTAAAGCAATAGTTGCAAAAATAGTTAATGCTGCGCCTATGATAATTTTTTTCATGGTCATCTCCTTAGAATGGAACATCATCTTCAATGGTATTTCGTGGTAATTCATCGCTACCTCTTGGCGTAAAGCCCATTGGTTGCTTTTCTTTGCCTATTGAAACGCTAAAAAATTTACCTTTTTGGCCTTCTTTAACCCAAGCTGATAGCCAATGTTCTTTTCCATTAACCATAATTGTGCCCGAATAATCAGGATGAGTTTCAGTTGTTTTGCGGTCATTTTTGAATAATGAGCCATTACCTTCTTTTGGAACATAAGCCATTTCATACCCCCTTTAAATTTCTATTGATTTAACTACTGGTTTAACTGCTGATTTAGCTGTTGGATTAGACGCTGCATTGCCGTCATCATCCGCTTGCACTACTCCAATAAATGCTGCTAGTGCATACCTACGCATATAGGTTAATGCGCTACCTGCGCCTTGTGGGTCAGGTTTTTGTACAGGCACAGACATTTCTTGTTCAATCCATTCGCCAGACGCATGGCAAAGTCGTGTAATTAGCCACATACGACCTTCAAAGAAGTTGCCAGGCATTTGTATAACACTAAGGCCGTTGTCAGACAAAAGACTACGACAACTATCCCAAACAGACTCAAGGTCTGCATATTTAGATTTGAAGAATGGGTTGGCAGAATCTTTGGCCGCATAAGTTAGTTTTCCTTGTACGATTGATAATGCTTTTGCTAAGTTAGCAATGCTTTCTGATTGGTTCATTTGTCACCTCTGATAGATGGAAAAGAAGCTAAAGGATTACCAAAAATATTGCCAAAGTCATTGATAATGTCACGCAACACAGGATTGACTTGACTGTTGCGTGGTTTGCCACAAGCCTGACGAATACAGTCAACTTGCTCTTGGCTTAACTCGCCGCCATATTCCATATCGTCAAGCGCTGACTCTAAAAATTCTTCATGTTCAATCATTAATTGATTTAATTCTGCACTCATCTAAATCCCCTTAGATACATAGCGAAGTTGCTATACAAGAATATTAACACAAGAAAATAAAAAAAGTAACAACTATGCAAAGAAACAACAAACAAGTTAAACTCTGTGAATGGACAAACAATTAAAACTCACAGATAGCGCAATCATCGACCTTTTAGGGGGTACTGCAAAAGTCGCAAAAATGTGCAGAGTTGACCCAGCGGCAGTTTCTAATTGGCGCATTAGAGGTATACCTGCTGACAAATATATGCTGCTAGGCGCAAGAATAGAAGAAACAAGTCACGGACTTGTAACTAGGCAAGATTTATTTCCTAAAAACTTTTATTTAATATGGCCTGAGTTGTTGCCTAAAAGCAACGCATTTGGCGAACAAGAAGAATATTAATTTATTTTTCAAAAACTTGACCTAGGTCAAGAAAATTTGTTTAAAGCTGGGTGAAACTACATACATCGAAACGCATTTAAGGGGAAATTAAATGAGAACAAATGACCAGCTTCTTGCAGATTTAAAAGTCAGTAAAGAATTAGGATTGCCATTTGAATTAACTGCTGAAGAAAAAGCAAGGGCTTTTGGTGATGCAGATTGGCCTAATCGAGATACAACATCTAGAATTAAAGAAATGTGTTTGCGATACAAAACAGGTTTGGCTTTATCTAAAAGCGACATCAAAGAAGTAAAAAAACATTTAAAGGGGAATTAAATGCCACAAATACAATACGAAACAACACTTTTATTTGATTTGCCAGATGATATTTCTCCATCTGAACAAATTGAGTATTTAACTAATCTTTTAACAAAGCAACCAGAATTGTTACTTTTAAAAGTTACAGGTATTTCTAATGTAGGTGTATGGGGAGAAACAGAATGAAAGACTTTTTAGGTGCGTGTTTATTGGGTGCGGTATTAGGCGCTATGTTTGCCTATGCACTTATCTTATAGCATGAATTTTTATCCTTTTCACATTGGTGACTATATAAGTCATACGAGTCATTTAAGCGATGCAGAAGATTTAGCTTATAGGCGCTTAATTGACCTTTACTATCAGACTGAAGCTGCGTTTCCACATGACTTAAATATGCTTGCAAGAAAAGTTAAGTCAACTACAGAAATTGTTGATACATTACTTAATGAATTTTTTGAGTTTGCAGATGATTCTTGGCATAACACTCGGGCAGACAAAGAAATTGCTAAGTATCATGCCATGAAGGATGGGGGTCGCAAAGGCGCAGCTATAAGATGGGCAAAGGGTAGCGATAGCCCCCCTAATGCTAAGCCAATGCCAACCAAGAACCAAGAACCATTAACCAAGAACCATATAAAAACTATAGCGCCACCAGAAGGTGTCGATGTGTCTTTATGGAATGATTATTTAAAGGTAAGAAAAGCTGCTAAAAAGCCATTGACTGAAACAGCGCTTAAAGGTTTAATACGGGAAGCTGGCAAAGCTAAGATTAGTTTGTCAGACGCTTTGCAGACTTGTTGTGAAAGAAGCTGGGTAGGCTTTAAAGCTGAATGGATTACTAAATCTGAAACAACACAAGACAGGCCAGCACAGCGTTGGGATTCAAGTATTCAAAGCATAGTAAATAAAGGTAAAGAATTAGGCATATTGCCAAAGCCTGGCGAAACAGAAGGCCAGTATCGTGAGCGAGTAAGAATGGGGAGAGCATAATGTTTAAGCAGCCAACACTAGACATATTTGATAGCAATGAAGAAGCACTTATCGAGTCTGCATATACAAAAAAAGTAACTGTGCCGGTGTATGTGCCTCAATACCAAAAACCTAGCGTTTATGAATTATTTGACCATATGAAATCTATGCAAATGATTAAACGCATAAACGAATCAAGCGTGTCAACAGAAGATAAAAAGTTTCTTATTTATGCTGCACAGCGTCATATTGTATTTAATTTTGCAAAGATTGCTGATTATTACGCACACTCAAGTGCTGAAATGCAAGATTTAATGGAACAGTCAGCATTAGTCATTGTTGATTTTGACAAAGCTATTGAAAACGGGTTTGCAACATTAAACAATGATTTAGCAAATGCTTACTTGGATGACCAAAATGGATGACTTTTGCGTATTTATACTTACTCATGGTCGACCAGACAAGGTATTTACCCTCAAAACAATTCAAGAAAAGGGTTACACAGGCAAAACATACTTAGTTGTAGACGATGAAGATAAAACGCTGCCAGAGTATTTAAAACGGTTTCCTGAGCAAGTCTTGGTGTTTAGCAAAGCTGAAATTGTTAAAAGTTTTGATGAGGGCGATAATTTTGGTGATAGACGGGCAATTATTTACGCTAGAAATGCTTGTTTTGAGTTGGCAAAGCAAGTTAACTGCAAGTATTTTATTCAGCTTGATGATGACTACACCGACTTTAGATGGTCATTTACGCATGAACGCAAATATGTTACTAACAAATATGTTAATAATTTAGACAAAATTTTTGCTATTTTGTTGAAATTTTATAAATCTACTTCTGTTACTACGCTGTCAATGGCTCAAGGTGGCGATTTTATTGGTGGCGCAGGCAGCGGTCTTAGCAAAACATTTTTAGATGGTCAAATTAGCAGAAAATGTATGAACAGCTTTATATGTTCTACTGAAAGACCATTCAGGTTTATGGGCAGAATTAATGAAGATGTAAATACATATTGCAATCTAGGCAACAAAGGCCATATTTTAATGACGATTGCACAGTTAAGGCTTGAACAAAAACAAACGCAGAGTAATTCTGGCGGTATGACAGAGTTGTATTTAAACTCAGGCACTTATGTCAAATCTTTTTATAGCGTAATGTACAACCCGTCTAGCGTTAAAATAAGACAAATGGGGCAAAGCAATAAACGATTGCACCATAGCATCAATTGGCATACAACTGTGCCTAAAATTATTTCAGAAAAGTTTAAAAAATATGGAGCAACACAAGAACCAATGCAAAATCAGGCAGTTACTTAAATACAGAAAGGAATGGGGCAAAGAAAAATTTAGAGAATATTTGATTAAACACAAATTTGACAAACAAACTATTGCAGATTTTGTTGAGCAATGGGAATTAGGAAACAGGGGAGAAACATGGATATTGAAAGATACATCGTTGCAGCAACAGGACTTGGATATTTAGTAGTAGGTTTAGCCCAATATTTTAAAGGTTCACCATCTAACGCATTTATTTGGCTAGGTTACGCAGCAGCGCAAATTGGCCTTTGGATGAATTTAAAATGAGTTTCACAATCATGCAGCATGATGGCACGAAAGTTATTCAATGGTTCTTTAATATAGATGAGGTTATTAAATCAATGCTTAATAACCCCAAAGATAGGTATTGGAGAAATAAATGAAAGATTACGACCCTAATGACGCTATCGACTTCATATTTAAAACAGCGCCAGCGTATGCAAAGGCGAAAGGTAACCTCGCTCAATTCGAGGCATTTAAACACAGTCTTAAAGCTATTGAGATGTCTAAGTCAGAAGCGACAGCAATTAACGCAAAAGAGATGGATGCGTATAAATCGCAGGCTTATCAGGAGCTATGTGAGGCCATTGGATTGGCGACAGAAGAAACAGAGGCATTGCGTTGGCAATTAGAAGCTGCAAAGATGCGTTTTGAAGCATGGCGCACAGAACAAGCAAATAACAGAAACATTGAAAGATTAACAAAATGACAGATTATTCAGAAAATTATCTTAAAATTCAAAGACTTCTGAGAAGTTACCACAACGCTACGCTTAAATGCAATTACGAAGCAGCCACTAAATTAGCGCATGATTTGGCTGATGAAACTATTAGACTTGAAATTGCAACTATTAGAGAATTGAAAGACCAATGGCTGAAAAGTTAATGCGTAATATGTTTGCTACGCATACAGACTATGCAGATTTTAAAGGTTTAATTCCTAAAAATCCTGCTTTGGTGCCTAGCAATGTAGATGGCATGCTTGAACGCAATGGTCAATTTTTAATTCTTGAATGGAAACGCCCAAAGGAAAAAGTTAGCAATGGACAAAGAATTATGCTGCAAGCTCTTGCTTCTAAGCCTAGCTTTATGGTGGTTATTATCTATGGCAATACAGATAATGAAACTGTAATAGACTCTTATTGGCTGCTTACGCCTGAAGGTAAGCCTGTCAAAGCTGGCATAGGATTTGATTCTTTTAAACAATTTTATAGAGATTGGTACGCACTAGCTGATGGCCACAAAAAATGAAAAGAAGCGCCTTAATCAGATTGCAGAACTCGGATGTATTTTATGCTCCGAAATCCTTGGGTTTGAAGGCAGCCCGGCAGAACTCCATCATGTGCGCAGGTATGGAACTAAACGGGCTACATCCCCAAACTTGCCTTTATGCCCAGAGCATCATAGGGGAAACAATGGACTTCACGGGTTGGGTGTCAAAGGTTTTGAAAGAAAATATGAAGTATCCTGTGAGAGGTTATTGGAGCGAGTCAGCGAAAAACTTGGAAAGGAAATTAGCAAATGACTACATTTACTACGGAAGACAGAGTTAAAGCTCTAGAGGGTCAAAACCCAATTCAGACGAGATACGGTGCGCTCTATTACGAAACTCCTTATCGTGATGAGTCCATTTGCTCGATTTGTGACGGCTCATGTGGATACATTCATGGCACAAAACACGAATCACGGTATCAAGATGACCACAACGAGCAGCAGAAATAGTAATTGTATGTTCGTATTTTTCGCCATCATCGTATAAATAGGTGCCCATTGCGTGTGGGTCGCTATCAACAATAAAACAAATTTGCTCTGGCAATGGCATATTCCATCTGTCAAATGGTTTCATGCAATAAATTGCAGAATACAGATTGCGAAGAATGGGCTCAGTCAGCTTCATACTGCATGAATTTTACCACGAAATTCAACCTCATCCTCGCCCCAAACCCTTATCATTTCAGGCTGCAATAGTTTGTTGCGCTCAAATGAAAGCATTACAAAACCACTATTCCAGTCTTTAGGCGTGTCCTCTGTGTAAGAAAACTGTTGCCCATTAGGGTCAGCAAGTGTGCCTGTTTGCACGCCCCACCGAGTCCCATTGTAATCATTGAATGGAATAGTGCTAAGTACATGAGTGTGGCCAGTAATCATATTCACGCCTGAGTTAACAGCGTTGTTACGACCACCAGTCCATCCACCTTTCCAGCGATGTTTAATGCAAGTATCTTCATTTACCCAAAACGACCAGCAAGGCTGCCACATAGGAAAATAGTCACGCAAAGATGTGCCAAATACACCTTCAAAAGTAGGCAAATTGGCAATAATTGACATTTCCAATCTTTGGTCATGGTTGCCCATAGGCCAAAACAATTTAGCGCCTTTAGCTACTGATTCAATTTCACCTAAATAATATTGACAAGCATCTAATTCTTCTTTGACAGTAGGCACTTTATTCCAATCCTGTCTTGGAAAACGGCTTAAATTAGCGCCATCAAGCGCATCGCCATTACAGACAATAGCAGTAGGCTTATATTCTTTAATCATCTCTAACAGCGCTTTAAATGCTGTAGTAGTTTCATCTGGCCAAAAGTGTGCGTCACTAAATACCATAACACGGCCATTTTTTATGTCCATACCTCTGCGTACATGACCTGGTGTTTGCTGAATTTTTTTAGCGTAAGCTGGATTTTGACTTGCAAAAGTAGGCAATTCAACTTTTAAGCGACTTTCTATTGACCTACGCCTTGCCATTACATTTCTAACTGCTATGCCATGCACTTTGCCAAATTTTGCTGGGCTGCCAATCTTATTCCAAGACTCTATCCATTCTTCATCTGTTAAGTGGTAGCCAGACATTAAATTTCCCCTATAATCAATAAGTTATTGAATACTAACTGAAAAATATGACATTTGCGAAAAAAGTAGATAAAAACCAGAATGATGTTGTAAAGGTGCTACGAGATTATGGTGCTGATGTTTATTTGTTGCACATGGTAGGCGGGGGTATACCCGATTTACTTGTAGCGTATGAAGGACACACTATTTTAATTGAAGTAAAAGATGGTGCAGATAAAAAGCTAACCCCGCAACAAATTAAACTGTTTGCTGCATGGAAAGGTAGCTATTTGTTTAGAGTAAACTCTAGCGAAGATGCCATTGAGGTGCTAAAATCATTAAAAATGGAGTGATTTATGACTGAAACCCCTAATGTTGCTATGTTTGCCGCTACTTTATTGCATAGCGCAACAAATACCCATTTTTTTCATTGGTCAACAAATTCTTATTCACAACACAAAGCTCTTGGCAAATATTACGAATCCATAATTGATTTGGTTGATAGCTATGTAGAGGCTTATATGGGATGTTATGAGCAGATTAAAGTGTTTCCTAGCGTTTATCACCAGCCTAAAGATGCGCTTAATTACATGGAATCATTGAAAAAATTTGTAGATGAAGCCAATTCAGATTTGCCACAAAAACAAGAATTAGTTAATATTGTTGCCGAAATACAACAGTTAATTGATTCTACTTGCTACAAACTTAAATACCTCAAGTAAGGAATAGTTATGCCAATGGATAAATCAGGGTCAGCCCAAAGCGTAGGCAAAAACTACAAAACTGAGGTAGCTGCAGGAAAGCCAAAAAAACAAGCATTGGCGATTGCACTCAGCGAAGAACGCACTCATTCTAAAGGTAAGCGTAAAGCTAAGTTAGAAGAATCTTATGCTAAATATTTAGAAACAAAATGAGTCGTAAAGACCAAATTCGTGCCGCAGTAGAAAAGCACGATAAGCCTATTCCCAAGACTACAGTCGGTAAAGGTAAAAATTACTTACCAACTGACCAAGGCGCAGGAATGACAGCTAAAGGTCGTGCAGCATACAATGCAAAGAATGGCAGTAACTTACAAGCACCTCAATCTAGTGGGCCAAGGCATGATAGTTTCTGTGCCAGGTCATCAAGCTGGAATGGGGAAAGAGGTAAAGCAGCAAGAGCAAGGTGGAAATGTTAATGAAAAACGGACTATATGCCAATATTCACGCCAAACAAGCTAGAATTAAAGCTGGTTCTGGCGAAAAGATGCGTAAAGCTGGTAGCAAAGGCGCACCAAGCGCAGCAGACTTTAAAGACGCTGCTAAGACAAGAAAAGAAGTAATTACTGACAAAATGAAGGATATGTGATGATACACATGAGCCGCAAATACAAAAAAGAAGATGCTATGTTGCGCCCAGAGCATCAATCAACGCTAGAAAAGCAACAGAAACAGCGTCAAGACCATAATCCCCCATTAGAGCTAGACGATAGCAACATTCTGAATAGAAAAGCTAATCAAAGAATGAAGCGTAAGCAAGCATTAATGGATGCAATGAACAAGAACCACGACCCAGATATTGTAGGATAATTTGTTGTAGAATTAATCCCTTACAAATC